AATGAGCTACATCATTGCATCGTTACCACCCATGAAGTGCTTCGTAAAGCGCGAGTTCTTATACAACGACCAAAAAGGGCATGGCGAGTTGGAGCCAGCAGTCTGGGTGAGCCTTAAAGCCCTGCGTAGTCAAGTGTTCAGGATTGAGTCTCTGTTGCCTGCGTATGGCGCTCTGTATGACAAGCTACCTATCCATGCCTATGTGTGGCATGCAGAGGCTGGCAACCTGCCAATCGACACCCTGCAACTGTGGGACTGCATGGGCTATCGATTCACAATTGTTGAGAAGATTGGCTTGCGTAATTTAGGCGTGAAGTTCTTAGGCAAGGACAAGGAATGGCACTTTGGTCGCTACTTGTTCACAGTGGACTTCTGCGCAGATGGCATGGATGTCGACACAGGATTTACAGAGCAGGCTGAAGAGCACAAGAGCTTTAACTTTATTGCGCTCGACAATGGTCAGTTTGCATGCCAGCCAAACAACAGATGCTTGTGGTACGACCAAAGCCTAATCCCTGCTGAGACAAAGTTTCCTGACTTCCAAGCGGCACGCAGACTTTGGACAGTAGACGGAACCCGCAAGTGGTCAGCAGGCGACGACTGGTTTTACGATATTCAGGAGAGAACATGAAAGTCAGAACTAACCGCCACCGCACCCTGTCAATGATGGCGCGGAACAAAAAACACTCATGGTTTGTTGCACCCTTTGTCAAGCAGGCATTTATAAACTATGAGCGCAACCAAAGGATTAAAGCACTTGTAGACAAGGCGTTTCCAGAATGAGCGATCTGTTTGGTTACGAACAATTTGACTGGCGTAAGGAGTGGCAGGACATGCCTGAGTTTTTTCAAGAAGACCTGACACCCTTTCGTGTGCTCAATATCCGATTCAGGAATGAAGAAGATGTGCAAGAGTTTGCGAAGCTGGTGGAGCAAGTCATCACGCCAAAACAAAAGGCGCTGTGGTTTCCGCACGCTGAGTTCCGCAGGGCATCGCACTTGAGGTGGGTAGATGAATCCTAAGTACCCCATCTATATCGTGTCTAAAGGGCGCTGGAAGACGCGCCTGACTAGCAAGGCACTCGACCGTATCAATGCGCCCTATTACATCGTTGTAGAGGCCCACGAGCGCGATGAGTACGCCGCTGTCATTGATCCTGCCAAGGTGCTGGTGTTGCCTAAAAAATATTTGAGGGACTACGACACTTGTGATGATGAAGGCGACAGCCGTGGCAAGGGGCCCGGGGCCGCTCGGAACTTCTGCTGGGATCACAGCATACTTTTCGGACACGCCCGCCACTGGGTCATGGACGACAACATCGCGAGCTTCAACAGGCTCAACCGCAACCTCATGGTCAAAGTCACCTCGGGCACTATTTTTAAAGCCGCTGAAGACTTCGTAGACCGCTACACCAATGTCGCTATCTCAGGCTTTAACTACGACTTCTTTGCCAAGGCTAAGGAGCCTCTTCCAGCCTTCGTAATGAACACCCGCATCTACTCCTGCCTGCTCATCGACAACAGCCTGTCAATGCGCTGGAGGGGCCGCTACAACGAAGATACTGACCTGTCCATCAGGGCGCTCAAAGCTGGGCTGTGCACCATCCAGTTCAATGCGTACCTACAGGAGAAGGCCACCACCCAGACCATGGCAGGTGGCAACACTGACGAGTTCTATTCCAAAGAGGGAACCCTGCCTAAGTCCCAGATGATTGAGCGCCTGCACCCTGATGTGGCAGAGGTCGTCTGGAGGTTTAACCGCTGGCATCACCATGTGGACTACACAGTGTTCAAGCACAACTCACTCATCAAGCGTGAAGGCTTGGTGATACCTGATGGCATCAATACATATGGCATGAAACTAACTGAGATTACCAAATGAAAATTGCACAAACACCAATCAATAACTACTCTGTAGATGTCGAGCAATGGCAAGACCAGCACGCTGACTTGATCAACGATCTAGAAGCCTATAACGGAAACGACCAGTTTATTCTGAACATGTATCACGAGTTAACTTATTGGGGAACTCTTAGTGATAACCAAATAAAAAAACTGCGTGTTGCATTAAAGCAACATAAGGGAAAGTCCTAATAAAAAAACTGTTGCATGTGTTTAGTTTGCTATACAATGCACTCATGCCCCAGCGATTTTGCATAGGGTCTTTAAAAGGAAAACACCATGAAACTTATCAGCATTGATCAAGCCTGCGGTCATACAACAGTTATTGTTGAAAAAAACAATGTTCAGTATTGCGTATTTGTTGACAACTACGGCACTACTAAAAATGAAGTTTACGAAAACTCAAACTTCCGCAAAATTCGCCAAAACTCAAAACTACACATTTCTTTGTTTAGTTTTGCTAAGAGCCAATTAGTTGCAACTGTTTAAGGGAAACATCATGAAAGCAATTCAAATCCGTGGTAACTGCCAGTGCTGTGGTCGTGAGCACGCCGTTGTAGATGGCAGAATGGCAAAGCATGGTTACACAGTCGAGAGCGGCTGGTTTAAAGGCGTATGTGCAGGTAAGCACTTTGCACCTATCCAAGTGAGCCGTGAGCAAACTGACACGCTCATCGCTTCAGTTCGTAAGCAAGTGCTCGAGATGATCGCTAAGGCTGACAAGGTTGCTTCTGGCGAATTCAAGCCCACAACAATTACTCGTCACCCACACTCCAAAAAAGCTATGGAGTTCATTCCATTTGCTGAAGCAACAGTTTATGAGCAACGCGATGCTATCCGCGCCCTTGAGTGGAACTATCGCAGAACCGCAGAGATGGGCACATCCTTTGCCGACATGATGGTTCAGGTGGCTGACAAGTACCATGGCAAAGCATTGGTCGAAGTCGCTAAAAAAGAAGCGCCAGCGTTCATCATGCCTTGCGACCAAAAGACATTAGATGGCGCGACATACACATGCACATTAGTCCAAGGCGCTCGGGTGTACTACAAGCTCCAGCGTGGCGACAAGTTTTTTAAGGGCTGGATGGGTTCCCAGTCTTGGAGAAAGATGGCTTCTGTCTAACCCGAGGGGGGCGAAAGCCCCCTATTAGGGTAAGCACCTAGAAAATAATTGTAAAAACCTGTTGTAACTGTTTAGATTGCTATACAATCACTCCCATGCCGTAGCATTTTGCAAGCGGTCTTTTCAAGGAAACTAAGATGGCAAACGCCAAAATCAAAAAACAAAACATCCGTGCAGGATTGCTAGTCGTCGCTACTGACAGACTAGAGACTCAGGTCTACACCGTCGAGAGCATCGATGGCAACCATGTGACCTACACATGGTACGAGGGCACAAACCAGTGCATCTCTGGCATTGACTACACAATGCTCATGACCCCTACCATCGCTCAAATCGAGTACAGCATCAACGCTAACGGTCGTCTGGCAAACGCCCTTGATGTGGCTGATGTGAAATTCATCATCGGCTAAACCAACAGGGGGCTTCGGCCCCCACTAAGGAAACATCATGATCCGCTTTAGCAAAGAAAATTTATTGACCATGTTGCAAAACAAAATCATAGACATGGAAAGCATCTGGGGCTTTGTCCCTGACAACGGCACAAACCAGATCAAAGACAAAACAGAATTTGATCGCGTTGTGGCTTACGGTGAGTACAACTCTCTGCTCGATGTTTATGAGTCAATCAAGAACGGTAATTACCTTATTTAAGTGAAGGAACCATCATGAAAAATTTAAAACCAATCAAAGATGCCGCACGAGACTTTCTCATTGAGTATGGCCCTACTCATGCGTTTAGTTATGTTGAAAAAAAGTTTGATGCTTATGTAAAAGCACAAGATGAGCAAATGGCTGACTACTATTGTTTAGTCTTAGAAAATTTGTATGAACGCGCTAAAGAATGGAGAAAAGCATGAACACAAAATATTTATCCCATGTGCGCCGCATCTTTGCAACATACGATGCGCCCCCATCAACCATCCGCTCTTACCAGCGTCAGTGGGTTCGCTCAATTCGCCGCTTAGGTGATAACTGGTTATTTGCTAAACAAATTAAAAGGATTGAGCAATGAACGCCGACCACATCATTAGCCAAGTTGCTTTGCAAGCCTCCAAAACCTACCAAGATGCAGATGCTCGTGACCGCTTAGCCTACCAAGTAGGAATGCTCCAAGGCACGATCCGTGACCTTTGCTACCAGTTAGAAATTAACCAACAAGAAGTCAAAATCCTCAACCTGCAAATTCTGAAAGCTCAAAAATGAAAAACATAGCAACCGCGCTCTGCAAAGCACAGAAGGCGTTTGGCCCTGCCCTTAAAAGCTCTGTCAACCCACACTTCCGCTCCAAGTACGCTGACCTTGCCGCCTGCGTCGAAGCAGTCATGGATAGCCTTAACGACAATGGCATCTCCCTGATCCAGCAAACCCACGAGCACCCTGATGGCGTGATCGTAGAAACAATGTTCCTGCACGAGTCAGGCGAGTCCCTTAGCTGTGGTCGTCTGTACTTTCCTGCCGCCAAGAACGACCCACAGGGCTACATGAGCGCCTTAACATATGCCCGTAGGGGTTCGCTCATGGCGGCTTGTGGCATCGCTCCAGAGGACGACGATGGCAATGCCGCATCTCGTAAGACAGAGTCCAAGATTCCTGAAGGCGTAATGGCTGACCACCTTGCCGCCATCAGCGCCAGCGCTAACTCAGAAGAGTTGCAGAAAGCCTACTCACAAGCCTACGAAGCCTGCAAGGGTGACCAAGGCTGGCAAGCCAAAGTGATTGCCGCAAAGAAAGCCCGTGTTGAAAAAGCTAAAAAAGAAAGTTTGAAATCATGAAAAAAGAAAAACCTATCCACCTCGACCAAATGACCTTGCGTGACTTCTTTGCCATCTTCGCCATGGTCGGTGACCTAGCAAGTGGTACAGAAGCAGACCAAGAGAACATTGCCGCCAAAGCATATGACCAAGCAAACGAAATGATGAAAGCACGAAATGATTGAAGTCGAACAACGCTCAAACGAATGGTTTGCCCTGCGCTTAGGCAAGGTGACCGCCTCTCGTGTCGCTGACCTGATGGCTAAAACCAAGACAGGTTACTCAGCAACTCGTGAGAACTACATGGCTCAACTCGTGGTGGAGCGCATCTCCAACTCACAGGCTGAGTCCTTTACCAACGCCGCTATGCAGTGGGGTACGGATCAGGAACCTTATGCCCGCGCTGAATACGAAGCCACACAGGGCGCAATGGTCGAGGAGTGTGGGTTTGTATCCCACCCAACAATTGAGATGGCTGGAGCCTCTCCTGATGGCTTGGTGGGGGATGATGGACTCATAGAGATCAAGTGCCCAAATACAGCCACCATGATCGATGTATTGCTCACAGGTGTAGTGGCATCCAAGTACAACACCCAGATGCAGTTCCAGATGGCTTGCACGGGTCGCCAGTGGTGTGACTATGTGGTGTTCGATCCACGCATGCCAGCCAAGGCGCAAATGTTTATAAAAAGAGTGGCACGAGATGAGGCGTTCATTGAAGAGATGGAAGCTGAAGTCACCAAGTTCCTCGGCGAAGTCGCTGAAAAAGTAGCAAAAATCCAATCAATCATTGAAAGCAAATAATGGCTAAAAAATACGACATCAAATTCGCGGCTCGTGAATACGAAGTAAAAGGCGAAAAGAAAACCTACTGGTCAAACCATGGCACACTGTTTATTGAGGACAGTGGTAAAATTAAAATCAAAATGGATTCACGCCCTGACTCCAAAGATTACGATGGCTGGTTCCAAGTGTTTGAACAAAAGCCAAAAGAGCAGTATCAAGGGTTGCCACGCGATGATGGCGACGACATCCCGTTCTGATCAACGGGGGGAAAGCCGTGCAAAGGTCTTTTAGGCTTGCAGACGAGCGGTTAGTACCTCCACCCAAAAAAAAGCCCTGCGTGAACAGGGCTAAATGGCACTCTGCAAAAGTGTTATTTCATTTTAGCTAATTCTGCCTCAATGTCAGCTTCAATGTCAGGAGCACCACTGCTAGTTACGGGTATTGTTCCAATATCAGTTGCAATATCAGGGGCTGTTTCTTTTGGCGCTGGAGATGGGAAGATGGCGCTTGCTGTGCCCATGGTCGTGCCAATTTCAGCCTTGGTTGCCCTTGCCTCACGAGGAGCGGCTCTTTTGGCGTAGTCTTCCAAAACCTTGACAGTTGCGGCAACTTCAGCAGGATTATTAGACATCAGCATGCCAGCTAGTTTGTCAGCCGTATCCTGAGTCATGGTGGTGCTCTTAGCCGCTTTAGCCGCTAGACCAGTTAGGGATGACCAGAAACCACCTGTGATGGCATTTCCGATAGCTTCACCCATAGAGTTATCACCCTCAAGCGCTTGGTTCATCTGAGTGCGACGAGCGGTGCTCGAGTTAGCCAAGATGCTGTTAGCTTGGTTAAACAACTGAGACTCTCGCTCTAGCGCCGCTTTAAACAACTTAAAGTGCGCAGGATCGTCAAACAAAGGCATGAGCTTTTGTTGCATCTCAGGAGAGCCAATGACATTTTGCGCTGAATTGCGCACGGAGGCTGGCCCCATAATCTGCCCATAAATGTCACGAGCTACACCAGTGCGGAACGCTTCTTTCTCAGAAGGAGACATACCCTTAACGAGCTTAGCAACTTCCTCGTGATCCATGCCACGGAATTTATCCATACCAGCTCTCATGGCATCGATGACTTCCATGTCGCCAGCGTACTTAGTCAGCGCTGTGTCGTACTCAGGAACCACAGTTTTTAAGCGGTCACGCAACTCATTGCGCATGCCTTTAAGCGTTCCAGCTTGGGTTTTAACAGTTGCATCTGTAGAGCTATAACCAGACTTGATCATAGCGTCCATGGCGCGTTTCATGTAGTCAAGCGTGCGTACATCAGGGATTGAGGAAATTTTAATATTGCCTTCTGCATCAGCAATGTACAAAGGCTCGAGCTTAAACTTGCTTGGGTCTTGACCACGAACTTTGGCAAGGTTTGCCTCACCACTAGCAATCTGTCTGGCAAGGTCATAGACTGACTTGACTTCGGGTTGCTCGAGGATGGTCATGATCTTGGGATCGTTGACACTGCCAACGCTGTAGGCATCGTCGTAGGCTTTGCC